TTGTATACCGAAACCCCCGCCATAGTGGCGGGGTTGAAAATAGCTTAAGCGATGAACAAAACAGCCTAATGTGCTAAACTGTAAAGAAAGCCTGCCAGCTAAAGAAGTTTAACACATTAGGAGGATGTTAAAATGACAGAACAAAATAACACCACGAACAGTTTAGCACACACAAAGTGGAATTGTAAGTACCACATAGTATTTGCACCAAAATACAGACGGAAAGTGTTCTATGCTGAGAAAAGAGAAGACATACGAGAAATAATACGGACACTATGCCAATGGAAAGGAGTTGAAATAATAGAGGGAGAGGTATGCCCCGACCATATACACCTGCTGCTTAGTATACCGCCGAAACTTAGTGTTTCCGGGTTTATGGGATACTTGAAAGGCAAGAGCAGCTTAATGATATTCCAAAAGTATGGTAATATGAAATTTGCATACAGGAATAGGGAGTTTTGGTGCAAAGGATATTATGTGGATACGGTAGGGAAAAACACGAAAGCTATAACAGAATACATAGCCGACCAGTTGAAAAGAGACAAGGAAGCTGACCAATTAAGTATATTCGACCCACGGGACCCGTTTACGGGTAGCAAGTAATGGGCGCAAGCTGGCAGGCGTTTTATGCGCACTTGTGCGCCGCTAGTATTATTAGGGCTATGCCCGAAACTGAAATACCCCCCGCTATGCGGGGGGATCTTTATTATTCAAAATATTTTATGTTTTTGTGTGTACTGCCGCCATTCTCATTCCCCTATAACTGTAAGCGCAAGCAAGCGGCACGAACACAAGCCGCAAAGCAAGCGTTTGCAACGTTACGCGCGGAACGGTAAACCGCGCGGCAAAGCGTTGAGCAAATACGCTTGACTGTATCGGGGTTAGTTACCGCCAACGTGCAAGCATACACTGATATGCGTACAGGCAAGAACAGGCCGTGCAAGGCGTTCCGCGCCATTGCGTACAAAACGACCCATTACATGGAATTCGTTCCGCGTCTGCCATGTAAGCGTTTGAACCTGCATTGTATTGAAATGTAAGCGAACACGCGAGGGCAATCATAAGTAGTTTATCAGGCGGGCTATGCCTTAACAAGTGTAGCCCGCTTTCGTAAGACTTTTGATTAACGTACTGATTGTTAATCAAAGGGCTTATGCCCTTAATATAACAAGATATTAAGGAGATACAACAATGAATTCAAATGAAATGCGCAAGAACCTTGAAAGCGATATTCAGAACCTGAATGGCCTTATCCTTGAGAACAAGCCCAACGACGAAATTGCAAAGCTGCTGCACGGCGTGAGCGAAAACGTAAGCAAGCTTAATCTCATGGTTATGAATGAGGAATTCTCCGTGCTGCGGGCGTCTGATAAGCCTATGTACAACGCAATTATGGCGTTGGAAGTAAGCAAGATAACGTTAGGGCAGGATAAGGAAAATGGCAAGTATATGCTTGTCGATGGGAAAAAGATTATCGACTTGGCGGCGTTCAACCGTTTCTGTGAACCTCAGAAAATCAGTAACGAATCCGGCTGGGTATACCGGGCGGATAACATGGCGCGTCTGCTGTCCGCTTATGCAACGGCGGAATTGGGCGGAGACTGGAAGGAATTGCTTAACGTGTACCGCATGGACAAGCACACGGAACGTACTCAGGAAAAGAACCCTATCAGCAAAACAACGTTGACGAAAGAGCTCCAGCGTCTGGTGGATGCTATCATATTCGAGGACAATGGCGAAGGAAAGAACATTTATAAGGTAACGTCTCAGGATATCGCCTTTATGGTGCTGACGGCGTGCAAGGCAGGCAAGCAGCCCAAGACGGTCACTATGCCGAAGGGAAATACGGTTATCAAGCTTGTTGTGCAGGTTATCAACCGCGTCATAACCGGGACGTCCTATGAATCACTGTACGAGCGCAATAAGTAATCTTGCGTTTTATTCCTAAGCGTGATATGATTAGCGCAAGGGTATGGCCTTTCGCTTTTTAACCGATAGTTTATGTGGTAGTGGGCTATCGGGGTTGTGTTACACGGAACGTCATACCCCGTCATAAATCATAGATTAAGCCTCGCGCAATGGTGTGCGGGGTTTGCTTGTATGATTTGGAAAAGCCTTGCCTTATCGGGCGCGGTATGGTAAGCTTTTACATAAACGCAAGAAGGAGGAGAGGATGAAGGAAATCATAGATATTACGCCTATGAGCGACGAAGAACGCTTCTGGGCGTCTATGGAAAAAGCCTTAGAAGCAAAGGCCAAAGCAAATGCGAAATCGCTCTGGGCTGTGAATAAGGAAAGATATAATGATATGCATAAGGCTTACGATTTACTCAAGGAAATCGTAACCGAATACGATGAGAATGCCACATTCGAATGTCAAATGAACGACATTTTCCCCGATATTGGCGAAATAACTGTATATTGTACGGATTTAACCGTAAGGGTATACAGCATGGATGCCATAAGGGAAGTAATGAATCTTGTAGACAATTTTGAAATCGTCCCAACAACGAACGATAGAATCATGATAGGATTGACATTCCTAAACGTAATGACCAAAAGGAAATAAACACAGAACTCAATTATGGGTCACGCAACGGCGTGGCCTTATTTTTATGCTCACAAAAAGGGGAAACGCATATGAAATACTATCGTATTAAGCCGGAGTATGACAATGCCCGCTTGCTGAACCGGGCAAAAAGAACCTTTGACGGCATACTTATCGGCAACGAATTGTATACCGTCAAGGAATGGGAAAAGTTGGTGCTGAAATATCGCGTGTCGGAAGCGGTGTGCGATATCGTAAACGTAAAACCCAAGGAAACATATTGGTTCTTTGGGGCAAAGGAGGAAACAACAATGTCTAAATGGGAAATCATGCAGCGCGTGGCAGATACGCGCAAGGAAATCGAAACGTTTGCGCAAGACTGGGCGGACGTGCCGGGCGGAACACGCAACCCGCTTGCCGTGGCCGACTGGGAAAGACTGTGGCGGCAACTGGATGAGCTGTTCGCGGCCTTGCGGGGCTGTGCCGTGGCGTAGGAGGAAAACCATGCAGAAAATCATAACCAATAAGATTAAATGTAAGAAGTGCGGGGACGTAATCGAAAGCAAATACACCCACGACTTCAAGATGTGTAAGTGCGGCGCGGTTGGCGTGGACGGAGGACATACGTATCTGCGGCGGCAGGGAAACCCCGATGACTGGGAAGAACTGAGTGAAATCACATTAAGGAGAGATATATGAAACGCTATAAGCTCCGCCCGTACAGCGTGGCGTGGTACGCGGTGCAAACGGCAGGAATCGTCTTTTTAATCGTCACATGGTATATAATATTCGTGCTCATCTCAGCTATGTAACAACAGAAAGGAAAAGCGAATATGGAAAAGTATATTTGTGCGAACTGCGGTGCGGTAATCGAAGACGAAGAAGCAATGATAACGGCGCAGGATGGCAAAACGTTTTGCAATGAGGAATGCGCTGAGGAGAAGGACTATGTGCAGTGCGAGCACTGCGGTGACTGGACAGACGACTGGATAGAGACAATCGATAACCGCTGCTTTTGCAATGAGGAATGCGCCGAAGGAGCGGGTTATTACAAGTGCGCGGACTGCGGTGACTGGGAACCTAACTGCGTGGAAGTGCCGAACAAGGGCATGGTGTGCAGATACTGCCGTGAGCATGGCCCCTATCATCAATGCGAGGATTGCGGTGACTGGTGCCGTGATTGGGATATGCACTGCGATGATAACGGAATATGGGTGTGTGACTGGTGCTATGTCGCAAGCTGGCATACTTGCGACAACTGCGGATGCTTGGTGCGTGATGAAGATGTTCACACAATCGACGGTTACTATTGCTGCGAAACCTGCGCGGAGGAAATGGAATCCACAACCATCTACGACTATTCGTACAAGCCAGACCCCGACTTCTACCACACGCAAGAGGATTTCACCCACGGCACACCGCTGTATATGGGCGTGGAGTTGGAAGTGGACAAAGGCGAAAACCCGGGAAAATTGGCCGAGGAATTGCAGGTTGATGTGCCGGAAATCTACTGCAAGCATGACGGCAGCCTCGAGGATGGCGTGGAAATCGTGTCCCATCCCTGCACACTTGCCTACCACATGAACGAACTTAACTGGGAATGGATACGGAAGAAATGCTGTGAGTACGGGTTCACATCACACGATGCCGGAACGTGCGGCCTGCATGTACACGTCAACAGAGATTTCTTCGGCAATACCCAAACTGAAATCGACTTGAACATCGCCAAGGCCGTGCTGCTGGTCAATCGGTTCTGGGAATCACATATGATACCGTTCAGCCGCCGCACGGGAGAACAGCTAAACCATTGGGCAAGCAAGAACGAAATCACGTTGGAGGATGATGACAACGATGCCACACTTGCCAGCAAAGCGCGTGACCTACGCAACAAAGGCCGATATTATGCCGTTAACCTAAGGAACGCCAACACGATAGAGTTCAGACTGTTCCGAGGAACGCTAAAAGCAAGCACATTCAACGCAACACTTCAATTCGTAGATACCCTTTGTCGATTCGCTAAGGGACTAAACATCAACGACATAAATAAAACCACATGGGAAGATATATTCCGCGACGTGGATTACCCAGACCTTATTGACTATTTGACCAAGAGAACAACATTCCATAGACAACAGGAGGCAGCATAATCATGTGCATTATAGTAGTAAAGAAGGCCGGCATAGCAGCACCCAGTGATGAAATGTTCGAGAATATGTGGAACCATAATCCGGACGGCGCAGGCTTCATGTACACGGCCAACGGCGGCGTGTGCATCGAGAAAGGTTTCATGGAATATAAAGACTTCTATAAGGCATATAAGCGCGTAGAGGGCAAAATAGACACTGTGCAGACGCCTATGATATTCCACTTCCGCATAACCACACACGGTGGCACATCGCCTGAGAACACGCATCCGTTCCCTGTGACGGACAATCTGAGTGTGCTGCGGAAACTCATGTGCAAAACCAGTCTGGGTGTGGCGCATAACGGCATACTGAGCGTGCAGCCGAGGAGCGGCATAAGCGACACAATGGAATACATACTGACCCAGCTCAGCACTATGAAATGTATCAACAAACACTTCCCTCAGGACAAGTATTTCTGCAAGCTGATAGAAAACGAAATAGGCGGCTCACGGCTTGCATTCCTCGACATGGAAGGTAACATCAGCACCGTGGGGGACTTCGTGACAGATGAGCAAACCGGATTGATGTTCAGCAATACGTCCTACAAGACACCGAAATACTGGACTCCGACCAAGAGCGTGTGCGACATTTTTGACCTTGGCGGCACAGTAACCCTTGACGGCAACAAATACAGCGACTACGGCGAGTTTTACGTGGATAAAAAGGGAAATGTGTATGGCTACAACTGGGAGGATGACATGCTCTATCCCAGCGAGCGGGCAGAGTTGGAGGGCGGAGCCAAGTACGATTCAAAGCTGGCCGAGCTGATGCCGTATTGCATGGATATCAGCTTTGAAGAACTGCTGGACTATGAGGATGAATACGATCGCTGCTATTGGTGTGGCGAGATAAAGCGCAAGGACAAGCTGGAACACACGGAAATAGGTATGCTGTGCGAGGATTGCATGGCAGAGCTGGAAAGGTAACAATGACCAAGGAATTTGAAACACGAATACAAAAAGAGAGGATAATTGATACCAAGATTTATCGTTATGTTTATGAATGCGACTTCGATAAGGCTGTAATTAAGAGGCTGCCCATAAGGGAGCTCGATACCACAGCGGCACTAACAGATTGGGAAATTGTCAAGATATACAGGTGAGGTGATATAATATGGCTAACAGATCATTCTATGTGGATGAGATATACCGCAACGAAAACGACGATTTCTATACCGGCTTGGCGCTGGAACACAACGAGTGGCTCAAAGATAGATATAAATTTGAAAAGGTGGCAGATCCGTACACGACTTGTAAGGGCAAGACTGTGCGCTGTGAGTACAGCCAGATATTCTATCCAGACAGTCAGATGTTGCTCTGCAACGATATTGCGAGTGTGGATGGGAACCTGTATGACAACCTTGAGAGCGGTGAGCTGTACCGCTACTACGATGCCGACGGCAACGAGGTGGACGCGGATGACGATTGGGAGAATGAGGAACCAATAGAAATCTACCAGTATTATCTGATTGACCGCGCCACGGCAGAACGGCTGAAGGAACACACGGACGAAATCATATTCTACTGTGAGATGCTTGACCTGTGCGTGCTGGGTGTGACGCACTGGGGCATCGGCTGGGACTACGTTGAGACGGACTTTGTGTATTGAAGGGGAGGGAGGCATCAAAATGACGACTATGGAGCAGGCTTATAAGACCATTGGCAGGCACATTTATACGGCGCGTTTGAGGTATGGAGGAGATAAAATCATAGTTATAATTGCCAGCACAACGTCGGAAGCCGAAGAAAAGGCACAGGAGTATTTTGGCTTATCGTGTGTATCTGTAAGTAGGGTAGGGGGGACAAACGACCCACAGGTTTATGAGGTGTGATTATGCAAAAGAGTAATTGGATTTGTACAGACATAGACTGCGCTCAATTCCGCAGAGAAGCCCCCGAAAAGGGCAGTAATGTCTTTGAGTTGGCGCAGGTAAATGCTTATGGCGACATGTATCGTGTCGCTCATGGGTTTGTTTATCTTGATATGGATGTAAATGAATGTAAACGCGAAATATTAATCTCCTTTTATGGATGGAGTGAAGATGATATTCATAGTGATGAATTTTCAGGTTTGCTGGCAGAGGCAGTCTTTGAAACGTTTGCGCCTGAATATGACACTAACGATGTATATGACTCTTTTGAGACGGCGGCAAAGGCGTTGGGTGAACTCATTGGTGTAGATATAGAAAAGCAAGGAGGAATAATAAATGGCAGTGAAAGTATATAGTGTATACGGTCTTATTAGCGAGTATCAGCGTATGCATCCTAACGGGCACTTTTTTGACAGAGATACACTCAAATTCTTTGGGGAAACGGTAAGCTCCATGCGGTTGCTAAAAGGAACTGTGAAAGTGACGGATAGTATGGGCGAAGAGCACACTTGTTATGTTCTCAGCAGCTTGCAAAAGAAACACCCAATGGG